AAGCCAAAATTCATTTTTCTAACAATAGGTAGTATAGTCTCTAAGTAGTATAGTCGCATATTTGGTCGTATGTTAGCATTATTTCCAGAATCTAACATAATTGGAGGTACACCTATTGCCTTTAATATAATCTTTTCGTTTTCTTGAATAGACGATTGAAAGTCCAGTTCTTTAAAATTAACATTTGAGATTGAATCGACCTCAATACCACCATCAAGAATAAGTGGTCGTCGTCCCCCAGCATCAGGACGGTATCGTACTTGCCAGGACTGCAACATTCGCTCTTTGATTTTCTCAGATAATGTATTTGGAGACTTTAGCACTAAGCCAGGGACTGCTCCATTCTTAAAAAAATTATCTTGAAAAGTACGCATATATGACATTATTTGCATAGTGCGAACTGCAGGCTTTAATCGTGAAACTCCCCTATAAATATCATGGAAAGAGTTTTCTTTAATATGTATCATTTCGTTAGGCTTATAATCAATTTCATTATAAGTATATCTTTCGACATAAGTTTTAGCATCACCATGTATTTGTACAGTATCTGCAGGAACATGGTATAAATGCGCCCCGTCGTAATAGATAAACATATTTCCATCTAGAAGATAGTCTGTGATTAGGTTTCTTTTGAAAGTACTGATGTCTTGGAAGGGATTGGGCTCTTTATTTAATAAAGTATCAACTTTAGCCCTTTTTATTCCTCTGATAACGCCAGGAACGGAAACTCTGTCTACTATAGATGGTATTTCGGCTGCATCGTCTACAACCATATTTACTGCACGGTTTACGACTTCTAGATTTTCATAATAAGTTTCATACTTATCAGTAAATTCTCTGGAAGTTTGTGTTGAGGCTCCAAGATAGGCTTGAACAGGATTTAGTTTTTCCTCAACTTCCTCACTTCGAAAGAATCTGTCATACCATGCCATGTTTATCTCTTTGAATCTGTACCCAGCGCATTTGTTTCTTTGCCGTTGTTAATGCGGGGTTGCGGCCATATACTTTGTGTAGTTGTCTGTGGTGCCCGTAGCATAAAGTAACAGTGTGTTCGTATAATTCTGCCCAGTGTTCTTCTATAAAATCATCCCGAATTGCAAGAATATATTTAGGATCATGCCCCGTCTTTTTAATCCAATTATGGATAAGAGGTGCCAAACTATAGTAGTGGTGGAAATCTAATTTAACGTCAGCCCCACAGATATAGCACTCCGAGTCCTTCTCGTACTTATTCTTCGCTCTATCTCGGATATATTTTACTATATCTCGTTTTAATTCGGCCATTGGGTTTTAGAACTTCTATTTTCAATTAGAGAATTATATCTAGTTTCAGATACTATGTCAAACATTATTTTTCAGAGGTCTCCTAAAAACTTGTTACAGAAGTTTCAAATGAATACAATGCGTATCTAAGTGCATCGGACATATGTGAAGCTCTATTATGTTTTGGTTTTTCTCGAGCTAGATTAGGATTAGGATCCCACTGATACTGATCTAATGCCGATAATGATTCTGCACAGGTTTGCTCTACTAATAATTTATCATTGTCTACTATTGCGGCTACATGCGCTATTCCATCTAGTACACTCTTTTTTGCATTGATAGTAGAAATATCGTAGTTTTGGGCAAAGTCAAACCTAGTTTGTTGAGCGGCTGAGTCAATATAAATGTAATCTATATCCCACTTTTCTATTTTTGTTTGTATTTCTTTTGCGTGCTGTTCAGTAGTTTTCTCAGCGTCTAAATATTCATCAATTAAATAATATCTTTCTTCTTCCCAATCATACCCTAGTACACAGAACGCTGTTGGGTCTCTATAACCTACGTCAAGTCCTGCAAATACATCCATCTTAGAAGTATCTAACTCACTAAAGTTTGCTATACACTCCTCGTGGTTAAAGTTCCAGATTTGACCTTCATAAGTATTAAAATCAGCTTCATATTCTTGTCTAAACTCAGCATCGGACATAGATTTTCTAGCTTCCGCAATATCGCTCTCAGACATGCGAGGATTATCTTTATAAGTGGCTCTAATAGATGCCCATTCTGAAAACTCATCTTGAAATCCTCTATAGAAAAACTCGGAGAACCAGTTGTTCTTTCCTCTAGGTGTACTTATGAAGATGGCTTTTGAGTTATCTTTATCGAGCGTGGGGCGAAGGGCAACATTGAAGGCGTCTCTTCCATCAGCCAGAGCGGCCTCGTCAAAGATGATAAGATCGTAACTCCGCCCAACACAACTATCAACTTGATTGACAGACCCCATACGTATTGTTGAACCATTTGTGAGTTCAATAACCTTATCTTTTGCATTGTCTTTTGCAACCTCTAAATCGAAATGCTTGATTAGATTTCTTTGCAAATCAAAAGAAATCTGAGACAAGGCATAGTTGGGGGACATTATTAGTATGTTAGAATTGGGCACTAGGGAAACTAGTTGCCCAATTATATTTGCGATATAGGTTTTACCCTGTCTCCTTGAAACTGCCGCACATACAAAACGGTATTTCGGATTATTTATCGCGTTTATGATAGCCTTTTGCGATGCAAGAGGCTCAACGCCGAGTAGTTCCAAATATGGATCTACTGGTAATTTGAGAAACCTCGTCTCAGATTGTAACTCTAAAATTTGTTCGGAGGTAACATCCCTCCGACTCACTTCAATCGCCATTTTCTACCTCTTAATGGTCTGTTTTTCCTTTACTGGTTCCGGCATATAAACCAAACCAAGCTGCACCAGCACCTACAATTACTGATATAAGTCCTGATTGCTCAAGGTTGGGTTCTGGTAAGTCCATGAACCACATTGTACTGTAATAAAGTAGGAAAATATAAACACTTAAAAATACTCGTGGAAATATTCTCCATGCGTCTACGGCTTGTGCCATAAAAATGACTTTTTGCCAAGGATTGGTATTGGAGGCATCTTCTAACTCTCGAATACGATCCTTTAGTGCAGACTTTTCTTGGAGAAGCTCCATAAATTTATTAAGGTCTAGTTCAACCTCATTACGGCTCATGTCTCCTGAGAATCTACTATCGAATTCACTCATATTTTTGCATCCTTTTTCTTCTTTCCACGCCTCTTCTTGCGCTTCTTTCCGTACCCTACCCCTTTAGGCATTGTAGCTCCTATTTTATAACTAGAAAATATACTGCGCTCCATAGAAGTCCTAGTCCAATTACTCCTGTGAGTACTACAGCAGCTATTTCCTGGTTCCTGCGAAGTTGTTTAGCAGCCTCTCTAGCCGCTTCCTGTCGCTCCTTTCTAATTTTACCCCGTAAGGTAATCAATTCTTTCCACGCTTCAGCACCTAGTGTATAAACAATGAATTGATGAAGTTCTTTCTCAATTTCATCTGCTTTACGCTTGTCTGCAAAAGTCTTTAAAGCTTCCTCCTCAACAGATACAAACTCATTTCGCATTGCTTTAGTTCGTTTCTGGTTGTGAGAAGCTCGGGCGGTATCTAATCCACCCCATAATTTTCCCAGGTCTCCTGCCATGTCTTGTAATTCACGACCGGCTTTAATACCTGTTTTGACAGCACTAAATGCCGTCAAAGCAACGGTTATCGGCTCCACTTCTAATCTCTTGCGTTCTCGGGGAACGTATTCTACTTATCTAGTAGAGTGAGTATTATGCCTGCTAAAAAGACAATTACCGTACCTGTTGCTCCCAACAACATGAACTGTAACCTGTCTAGCTTTGCCTCGAGATCCTCAAGTCTGTGAAAATTAGTCTTCCATCGTTCTTCGCAAGTTGCTTCGTGTGCTGTTAAACGACTGTGAATATCATTATAATCAATGTGCCCCATTTAGTAATTTGTCCATTAACTTGCCGTAATTTCCTTGACCAAAGGGCACTCCCTCGTTAATCTGAACATTAGTTTGATTTTTGATATTAGAAGAGGATACTTTCTCAAGCTCTGCCTGAGCTTTGATTTCATCCATTCTCATTTTGTGTGCCATTTGCAATAGGTCAGCCAAGTCTTTGCTGGAATACACACCACTTTCTTGGGCTTCTTCGAGCTTTGATTGTATCATTTCATCTAGTAAAGATGCAATGTTATTTTTGTTTCTATACCCCATATCCAAATAAACAGTGTCGATATATTTCTTCACTTCACGTTTATTTAAAATATCTACTACCTTTTTCTCCGCAACCTGTAGTTGGTCGCAAACTCCCCGGATGTTTCCGAATTGTAGATAAGAGTTCGCTACTTCCAGTCCTTCTGGAGAAATTGTTGTTACTTCTTTAGCCATGAGAGAATTATAACCTCAAAATGATTGAATGTCAAGAAATTTTTTTCTATGATGGTATTGTTGGCCAGCTAACTGCTGCTAGTGTTCTGACCTCGGCATCTATATTTGCGGGTATATCTCTTAGTGCTTGTCGATAGGTTATCCATTCCGCTTTTTTAGAGTCTGATAAAGGAGAATCGGGCAATATAGTCCAATCAGTTGGAGCTAATCTCATATACCGCTCTTCTCTTACTCTGCTTTTGAATAATATCTCGTCCCAAACCCATACACCATTGGAAAAAATAAAAGCTTCCCCCGGACAAGGATCCCTCTCTTTCCAGCGCTGGTCTTCATTCTCCTCAGAGCGATCGTACCAATGCGTTTCCATAAAATGCTCCGCATTTAAATCCTCTGGTAATTTTATGGCTAAATTGCTGCCATAAGTTTTTCCGCTCTCATATTGGCCAGGGATTCCGGCTTGAATAAGAGCGTTTATTTGTCCATTGCTACCAATGAAAGCAAATTGGTTCTTCATTATATTACTCCTTGTATGTTAAATACTGCCCAAATTCTAGTTGGGTCATTTCTTAATACTGGTTGCATGGAAGGTGTGGGAGGGATGCCGCTGACGAACACATGATATGAATAGATTCGTACAAAGCGATCATTACTATTAGAAAAATTATACACATACTCGTAGTGAAACATAACATTCCCAAAAGGGGTTATATTATAGTTGGGTCCTGCACTTAGTGTATTACTAACTAAAACAAATACGTTATTTGAAGATACTTCCGAAGGAATGTTTACGTCAAAATAACCATTTCCAAAATGATTGGTATCTCCGAAGGTACCCATAGAGATAATTCCAATTCCTAGATTTGTCTGGGAACTAAATATTACATTTCCGTTTCCTGGCCCATCACTGTTGTATACCTCTATTCCGTAACCGCTACCTGCAGGATTTATATTATCTACTGTAGGTTCTATTGATAAATAACGAATTTGCACATTCCCGCTCGAAGGAGGACTTCCTTGAGTTTCAAAATATAATTTCTTAGTGGAAGCCCAACTACTAGTACTTGTAGATTTTTTTGTTACTAATCCATCATTGCCAGTGAAGCTCACAGGAGGAGCTGCTAGTACGAATCTACCGGAAGGAACTGCGACGGGGGCAGTAGTTGGAGATATAATACCACTATTAATATAGAAAGCGGCTAAGTTATCACTACTATCAATTATTATTCCACCGGATTTATTTAAAAGTTCTATTCCATAGCTCATGTTTTGTATACCACCCATTCTACATTACCGGAGGTGATGCGAGTATGAATTACAAAATGTGTTAACGTACCGCTCGTACCTCCTGAAGAGTTAGTTTTCTCTGACCAAAGCTGTCTAGCAGTAGAACCAGGCTCACTAGCATG